ACACGTCCAGTTCTAGAAATTAATTCGCTCATTTAACTAAGTCTTGTAGATTAGGTGGTTGGTAATTTGGTCCTTTCATTACCTTACCGTCGGACCGTCGGATAGGTTTATTATCTAGTCCAAGTTTAGACAGGTTTGATTCATGTACTCGATTTAGTGCAGTTTCTAAATCCCATTCCATGTTCTCAGCATATTGAAAACAAACATAAACAAGATCAGCTAGTTCTTTTAATTCAGATTCGTAGCTCTCTTCAGTAGCTGCATACATAAACTCTTTAAACTCTTCAACGATCAAATCCCGTTGCATAGTCCGGCTCTCCAATGAATTCTGGATCCCATAAACGTCCCGGAATTCTATCGATTGTTCCTGTAGTGATTGCTGTTGTTGGTGTGTTTTGTAGTTCATTTTCAAGATAGTGGATAGCCTTTTTAAGGTCAGACGCTTTCGTGTTAGAAGCCTTGTGACCGGCTCTGCAAGTATATTTAATAACATTACCAAGGTGGTAACTAAGGTTTTGATCTCGTATAAAGTCCCAGACTTCTATTGATCCTCTAGTATAGTGTGAGGGAGATTCCATTGGGCGAGTAATTGTCCTACGTTGTTAGTTAGAATAAAGTTAGTTCTTTGTAGTTGTAAAAACAACTCAATCATTTGATCAGGAGGACACCGCTTCAACAGTTCCTCCATTCTTTTTAGTTTAAACTCTTGTTCTAGAGTTATATCAGTCACCGGCATTGGAGGGAGTCCATAAGATGGGTCTGTTCTCTTTGAAGTCATAATCATCAGCAGTTAGTATTTTAGCTAAGCGTGCATTGAGTAGTGCTTCGTCACTTGTAAGACCTTTAGACTCAAAAGCTTTTACAACGCTATCCCAAGTGTAGCCATGTTCAGAAAAAAATTTTACGCTAGTTTTTACGCCGAATCCAGCAGCGCCGGAATAACCGTCTGTGCTGTCACCAGCAAGAGTTTGAATAAGAAACCATTCCCAACCAGATTGTTTATCTATTGTAAAGGTTTCATCTAGATTGTACAGAGTACCTGGTATTTGTTTCATATCCTTGTCAGGCGAAACAATTACACATTCATCATTTGATGTTGCATAAATACCCATGGCATCATCTGCCTCTAGTTGTGGCATTCTAATAACACGATATTCATCATGTAATTTGTAGATTACTCGTCTGTATCCACAAGGTTTTTTTCGGTTTCGGTGACCTTTGTAAGATTTTTCAACTGACTTACGAAAATTAACAGCATCACTAAAGAACAGAATAACATCTGAATCAAAGAAAGCTGATTTAATTTTATTGAGTTCTCTAGTAACGTTAGCATATGCTTCACTAAATCTACTGCCGACCATGATTACATCATCGCCAAAATCAATGTCATACTCAGCTGAGGCACATGCTTTGTAGACAATGTAATCAGCATCGATCAGTAGAGTAGTCATTTACCTTGACCCCTGCTTAACTTACGATCACCCTTTGGTTTAGATAGTTTACCTTGACCTTGGGCTGTTTTTTTCTTAGTAGATTTAATCTCCTGTCCGTTTTTTGTTGAGTAAAGCATTAGTGGGTTTGGCTCCAGTTGTTTCCGGTGGTTGCTTCGGCGTCAATTCGACACCTGATGTTGTAGTATTCACCAGCTTCTGTACTGCTAAGTACCAAGGATGAACATAAATCGGTAGCGTGCTCGGAAGAACACTCGAATTGTAATTCGTCATGAACAAATGCTAGTTGTGAACAGCATAGTTTTAATTGTGTAATGTTGTGTTGGTTGATAAGCATCCAACGCTTTGCCAGGATTGCAGAGTTACCTTGCAAGCAGTAGTTTAACGCTTTATGCGGTGAATCCACGATAATTTTTCGATCATCGATAGCTTTGATGTATCCACGTTCTGAAGCTTTTTTAATTGCATCCAGGAGATCACCGAGTCCTTCAATCGCATCAACATATGCTTCTCTAATCTCTTGTCCTTTTTTCTTTGCTGCCTTGGATGAAAGAAGTTTGTCATAGCTGTGTCCAATTTTTTCATTGCCTGCCCCATATAGCATGGCGTAGGTTACCGTCTTTACTTGTTTACGACTGATACCTATCTTGTCAGCATTGACTTGGTGTATATCACCGTTAAGTAGGATGTCAGCATAACGACCGTCATCATACTTAGCGAGGAAATGCGATAACATTCTTAGTTCGATCCCTGCCAAATCTGCCCCTACCATTACTAAACCAGGACTAGCAGTAAATAGCTGCCTAAATCTAGGATCACTTGGAACTTGAGCCAAGTTGGGGTTACGATGAGCCTGACGAAAAGTTGCAGTAGCTACTGAACAATGGTGATGTATGCGACTAGCAGTCGTACATAGCTTCAGCCATGCGTTCGCGCCTTCTGAGATCATCCCAAGCATTTTCGTTACCGTCAAACATCTCGCAAACTGCATAGCAATCGGAGACCCAATCTCGGTCAGAATAACTTCGTCGATAACTGGTTTCCCAGTAGTTGTCTTCTGGGTTGGATTCCAGCCACAGAATGTTTGCAATATCCATGAGATGTGATCGCGTGATGTGGGATTAAGTTCTTTTAGACGGGTGAATGGAGCGTCTTTGACATAGCCTTGGGTCCGATTATTTCTCTTAGGAGTAAATACTGGTCCGGCAACGAAAGGGTGCCTGTCACGTAGTAGTTGATAAGTTTGCTCAAGCTCTCGTCTGAGAGTAGATGCAAGTTGCCATGCAGAGCGTTCATCAAAGTACCATCCATGTAACTCCTGTCTTGTGAGAATTTTGGCAGACTCATGTTCTAATTTAATCCACTCAGGTATGGTTGAAAATGTTTCCAAAGTTTGTTAGTAACAACAACGTCTTGTATCATGTAATTTTGCATATCTTGTGACCATTCTTTCCAATCTGTATCCTTTCCGTATGTTCCTTTATGTTCTTCTAAGCGGTAACCATAAGCTTCTAAGCTATGACGACCATATAATTTAAGAGGCATATCTTTCCAGACACGTTTCTTATCTATATCTAATAGGTTTGGGTGATACAAACGGCTGAGCAGAAGAGTATCCAAGCAATCACCAATACGTCTAAACCAGGGGTATAGCTTATTAATGATAGCAAGATCGTACCCAATAATGTTATGACCAATAATACAGTCAGCGTCTTCCAAATACTGAAGACCTCTAATAATTGGCTCAGCAGCCGGTTTATCTGTTGCATGTTTAAACGCTTGATCATTATAAACCATTGTTTGATCAGTTTCTGTATCATAAATACAGAGACAGTGGATCTTGGTAACATCACAAAGTAATCCGTCAGTTTCTAAATCAAAGATCAGCATTACCTACCGGACCATTTGTATGTCTTATCTACAAATTGTGCTCGTTTGATTGCCTCTGGCGTGGGTGGGTTAGGTTTATGTAGTTTCATCGCTTGAAATTCAGAAATCTGTTGATGGATTAAAGGTAGTTGGTTCCGTTGTTTCATTGAATTTACAGGTAGATAAGTCATAGTTCAATCGACAAGCAACGCCTGTTTCCCCAGAGTAGCGATTTTTGAGAATTCTAACAGTTGTATCAGAGTGTTTAGATCCACTCTGTTGATCTCTTTCGAGTCCAATAACTGCATCGCTAAGTTGAGCGATTGCCGCACTTCCTCTAAGTTGGCCGAGTGTAACACGTGCACCTTCTTCATGATTTTGATCCGATGATGTGCGCTTAAGATGCGACACAAGAAATAAAGCAATGCCTGTGCGTTCAACTAATGAACGTAGGCGGGTCATTGTAGTGTCTATCATACGTCGCTCGTCTCCATCTAATCCACTGAGGAGGATAGATAGGTGATCGAGAAAGATAACCTTGGTATCAAGACCTGCAGCAAGATATTCAATACGATTGTAGATAATATCAGGATCAAAAGATCCAAAGCCATCAAACAGAAATAAATCCCATTTGGCAAGCGTTCTTTCATAGGCTTCAGTCAACGTAGCACGATCATGTTCACCCATGTGTAGTGCTTTACCAACAATAGGGGACATAAGTCCTAGAGCAGTACGTCGGTTTGACTCTTCAAGCGCCAAATAACCGACCCTTTCTCCCTTCGATAACAAGTGAGCAGCCAAGTCTCTACAGACGGACGACTTCCCTTGTCCAGATCCTGAAGTAATTGTGACAAGTTCTCCGTACCGGATCCCGTGAAGCTTCTCTTGCAATCCTTTGAATGGATAGTCATGGTCTGATGGTGGTGAAGGTGTAGTAACTAATTCAAGCAGGGATTTGCCATCTACAATACCATCTGGACGATATTCTTTACGTTTAAAGAATGCATCATCTATAGCCTTGTAATCATTAGCTTGTAAAGCGTCTGAGAGGTCTTTGTGAGCCTCTAGACGGGCGATGAATGCCCTTCCTGGTGGTAGTACACTAGCAGCTTCTTCAGCAGCCTTCTGACCCGGTTCATCAGAATCAAACCAAAGTACAATTTCTTTGTAACCTTGTAAGAATTCTAAGTTTTTTTGTATTGATTTCTTAGCACCGGCTGCACCACTAGGTAGCGACACAACAGGCCAAGTTGGAAATAGTTCTGCATATGATACGCAGTCTAGCTCACCTTCTGTAATGATGATACGTTTACCACTATTACCCCAAAGATACTGAGCGAAGAATGTACCAGGTGAATCTCCTTCGTAAGTAAACTGTTTGTCTTTGGTCTTTATCTTAGCACCTTTTACAATGCCAGACTGATCGTGATAATAAAACCTTAGCTTGTCTCCATCACGATATACTTTGTATTTTTCACAAGTTTGTTGAGAGATTTTTCGTTTCTGCAGCCGTTCAGCTGAGCCTTTAATCTGCACGTGATTTGTTTGATGTATGTGAATTGGCTCTTCATCACCTTGAGTATAAGTATGACACACAAAACAATAACCGTGACCATCAGTATAGATACTATTACCATCTGATGAGCCACAATTGTTACATGCTTCATGCCGAATAAATTCAGATGAGCCATTTAAGGGGGATGTTTTTGAATGATGTCCAAAGGATGTCATGTCTATCACACCACTTTGCATAAGTGGTTTTACTTTTCTTACTAATTTTATTAAATGGAGATTGAAAGACCATGCGTAGATCTAGATCAGGGTTCAGTAGTTTAACTGCCTTGATCTTCCTACGATCTTCAGCTTCCCAATAGCCTTTACATTCTAAATGTATGCCATTGGGTAAGATAAAGTCAGGGCAGTACAAATGCTCAATTACATATGGAATCTTGACGGTTTCGTATTCATACTTAACTCCAAGCTCGACAAGTAAATCAGCAACCTTCTCCTCAAGCCCGGAGCGGAATGCCATCAGAAGTCTTCCTCTTCCTCTGCGTCCTTGCTGGGTGTGATATTAGGTTCAGAAGCTTTAAAGCCTTCAGTAGTGCCAAACATAGCTACTACATCTTCTGTACTCATGTCACCTGTATCTACACCAGCTCCGTTATTGAGAGACACCAGTTGTACACCAACCAGTTTAAGGCTAGTGCCATAAGTGACTCCATCACGAAGGATGTATGGCTTTTGATAGAATGCTAACTTAACACGACTACCAGAATACATAGGTATAGCTTCATCTGTAATCTGTACGCCTTGCGTATCGACAACAGGTGGACGGTTCTCTTCGTTCCAACTAAATTTGACTTTATATTGTCCATCAGTTACTTCTTCCCATGGTTCAGGTTTTAGTGTAGAACGCTTCGGGTTCTTCAGTTTACCTTCTGCCCATTTGAGTGACTCAACACGGTCATCTTCAAGGGTATCAACCATTGACTGATCAACAATAGCAGCTAGTGAGTAACCAAACTTACTTGGTTTCATTACAGCTTGATAACCTTCAAGGATTACAGGCTGTTCGGTTTTGTGGATGTTGCGGGGCATTAGTTAGTTTCTAGTGTGGATTTCTCTCCAGATACACGCATGTGTGCTTGCATTGAAGGTCTTTTGTATCTATTTTTAAAAACATCAGGAATCCAATAAGTCTCTACCCAATTAATTGTTGGGTTTAATCTTATGTGTTCCTCTACAGTATGATTAAAGAATCCTATTTGTATGTAACCGTCATGGGTTATACAGTTAAATTCTTTTCTGTGTATGTATAATGTTTTTAACAAAAGAAATAAGTGGATTTAATCACGGATTCTGGTTCCAGATCTCCAATGATTGGTGGGTCAGTCTCCGCTTCTATTTGATCAGCGAAGTCTTGTAAGTAATCATGCTCTGCAAATAAATGCATGTATGTTTTTCGTACTATGAAACTGAGTAGCTCCATGTCTGTAGCACGACACAATACAGAGTCATGTATAAGAGCAATAGGTGCATCAAAATCTAATGCACTAAAGTGTAGCAATGAAGCGTCAAGTGAATGTATAAGATTTGGTGCTGTTGCGTTCTTGTGGTGTTGTTTGTCAACTTTGTCACTATCTTGTGTAGCAACTGTAAGTCTGCAACGACCCAGCAACTGTAATTCAATATTCACTGTTTCTTTTTTCATGAGCTTTTGATTGACAACAAAACCAGATGGAGTAGTCCATGTTAGTTTTGTTTTACCTCTGTCAATTGCATTAGCAACCTCAGACTCAATCCAACTCATGACAGCCATAGGACCAGGTACAACCTCATCCATAGCATTTCTAACAGCGACAACAGT